GCTTCTCTTCAACGTCTACAGGTTTTTTCTCAAAAGGATTATACCAAGCCATGTTTTTCTCTTTGAATCTCTACCCAGCGCATCTGCTTTTTAGCTGTTCCCAGCCCAGGGTCTTTACCGTAAATTGAGTGAAGTTTTAAATGGTGAGTATGACACAGCGTAACTGTGTGGTCGTATAACTCAGCATGATGTTCTTCTATAAAGTCATCCCGAAGTGATTGAATGTACTCAGGATTGTGTTTGTTCTTTGTTAACCACTGATTCAACAAAGGAGTTAAACTGTAAAAGTGGTGAAAATCTAACTGCTCTGTCTCACCACAAATCTCGCAAGAGGAGCCCTTTGCATACTTGGACTTTGCCTTATCTCGTACATATTTTACTACATCGCGTTTTAGCTTAGGCATTTTCCTTTGGTTCCTCGATTTTTCATTTAAAGAATTATATCGGCTTTGGGGTGACTTGTCAATAACTATTTTTGAGTAGGTATCGCTAGAAGGATACTTGTGCAGTTTGAAATGAATATAGTCCGTAACGAAGACCATCTGCCATGTGCGAAGCCATGTTGTGCTTCGGTTTTTCCTTCATTAGATTTGGGTTAGGATCCCACTGATACGCGTCAAGGCAAGCTAGTGATTGTTTACACTCTTGGTCAACATAAAGTTTGTCGTTATCAATAATTGCAGATACATGCCCGATGCCATCAAGTACAGATTTCTTTGCGTTAATAGTACTAATATCATAGTTTTGTGCAAAGTCAAATCGAGTCTGCTGTGCGGCAGAATCAATATAGATATAGTCAATATCCCACTTGTCAATCAACTTTTGTATTTCTTCTGCGTGTTGTTCTGTAGTACGCTCATTATTGAAATACTCATCTACTAAGTAGTATTTATCTTCGTCCCAGTCATAAGCAATTACACACATTGCTGTAGGGTCTTTGAAACCTACGTCCAACCCCGCAAAGACGTCCATCTTACTAGTATCAAACTGAGACAGGTCTTTTACCTGTGTCTCAAAGTTGAACTTCCAGATCTGTCCTTCATAAGTATTAAAGTCAGCTTCGTACTCCTGCTTAAACTCTGCTTCAGACATCGACTTTCGTGCTTCTGAGATATCCGATTCGCTCATTCGAGGGTTATCTCGATAGGTTGCTCGTATGCTACACCATTCTGGGAAGTCTTCCGAGAATCCTCTGTAGAAGAACTCAGAGAACCAGTTGTTTCTGCCTCGAGGTGTTGAGATAAAGATTGCTTTAGAATTTGGTTTGTCTAGAGTAGGACGAAGTGCAACGTTGAAGGCATCCTTGCCGTCAGCGAGTGCGGCCTCATCAAAGATGATAAGGTCATAAGATCTACCTACACAAGAATCGACCTGATTAACAGAACCCATTCTTACAGTAGACCCGTTAGAGATTTCAATAACTTTATCCTTGGCGTTATCTTTTGTAACCTCTAAATCAAAATGCTTAATTAGATTTCTTTGTAGATCAAAAGAGATCTGAGACAAAGAGTAGTTGGGAGACATTATTAGAATATTGGAGCCAGGTACCAAGGACACGAGCTGTCCAATGATATTGGCTATGTAGGTTTTACCCTGTCTGCGCGAGACTGCGGCAGAGACAAAACGATACTTAGGATCGTTAATCGCATTGATAATTGCTATCTGCGATGGTAAGGGAGTGACATTCAATAGCTCCAGGTACGGAGCTATTGGAAGTTTTAGAAACTTTGTCTCAGATCTTAATTCAACGATTTCGTCAGAGATAATATCTCTGCGGCTTACTTCTACTGCCATATTAATCTTCTTTTTTAACTAGTGTCCAAATACCGTAGCCTAAGCCTACCCATGCTAGTAGTTTTGCTAAACCACCGAAAAGTATAACCGAACCACAGACTGCTATTAACATTGCACCATCCCAAGATGTGCGCTCTTTCATTGCCATTTTAATCCATTTCACACTGAGTACCTCTCTTTTTATGACCATTCCAGGCTACGAATCCTGCTAGACGCAGTGACCAGTATGCTAGATAGTTAAGAACTCTAAAACCATTTACTTCGATACAGATGTCACGGAACAAACCGTCCATGTGTTTCTGATCGTGATAGCCAATGTTGCTTCCATCTCTCTTCATAAGAGTTGCGTACTTGTATCCATAGTCGTGTACTAGGCCGCCCATTAGAAGTACTCCTACGGGTGATAAGAAAGTTGCGAGAAACTTAGGAACAGATGCTCCATCAAACTCAAACCCCGCAGGTATCTTGTACTCTTCACCATTTAGGCTGTAGTTAAAATCTTGTTCGATTTTCCACTTACGTGTGCCCATTAACCACATTAGTATACCCTTCCAAAAACCTTTATCTTTTGTTTTGATTGGTAAAGGTGACATCACTGGCATAAACTTATATTTAAAATCTACCAATGTTTCTTCTTTTTTATCTACTTTGTTTACTACAAAACCTATCAGTACTAGTACTCCGAGTACTGTCCACTGCCAAAAAGTCATTGCTAAATCAAATAACATTTCCATTATTTCTTCCCTGCGTATGCGTTGGCTCCAAAGAATGCTGAAACCAGGGCTGCGATAGCTACAAAGTAAGTGGGAGCAATATCACCGATTATTTTAGCGGCGCTATCTAATCCGAATAATGATGTGCAGAATATGCCGAAAGGATAAAACAACATTCCCCAAAGAGAGAACCAAGTCATCTTTCGCATTGCATCACGCTGTGCATCTTGATCTTCTAATTCCTTTCTACGAAACTCAAGGTACATTTCTTGTTCGACGGCAGAAACTTCTCCGTCACCGTTTGTGTCTGCGGGATGAAAATTCTTGTCGTCTACCATTTTACTTTATCCGCCCAATATGCTGCTGACATTTTGCCTTTAGCAATATTCTTGGCGTGTCGTGCTTTGAAAGACGCCCTCTTTTTCTTCATTCGAGTAGATTCTCCAGCCTTCGGCTTCCCTGCCGTTTTAGCTCCCTGCTGGCCGAAACGAATTGTTTTCACTTTACTGCCAACTTTAGCTACAACGATATGAGACTTCTTTGCATGGCCTGGAGTACGTTTGGGTTTATTATAACCACTAACGCCTGCCCGTTTTAACCTTGAGTCTTTTTTCTTCCTCGCTTTTCGCTTTGCTGGCATAAGTTTACTCCTTGTTTTGCTTGCCGGAATCGACGACACCTTTGACGTCTTGTCCGACTGCTACTGTAATATCTGCGATTGTGTTGCCTACTCCGCCTAGAGTGTTGTTTACCATTTCTTGCGTGCCGTCAATGGCTGCATTCATGGTTCCACAAGCTCCTAGTAGTAGTGCAGATACTATAATTGAATACTTCATCTGTTTCTCCGTATTGCCTGCCCTTGGTCAAAATGTGTCCGATTAGTAGGGAAAGGGCCTTGCTGAAAAGTGCCACTTGACACTTTATTTCTTTCTTCGCTTCATAGTAGCTTTGCGCTTCTTTTTCACGAATGTTTTAACCATAGTGGGCTTACCACCAGGATTACCTGCCTTTCGTTTTCTTCGAATAGCAGATTTCTTTTGGGCTGCGGTCATACGTGCTGCTTTTGAGGCTGGCACACATTTAGGGTACTTACCCTTCTTTGCCTTGCTTCGTCCGCATTTTTCATATCCACCGCCCTTCTTCGGACGGGAGATATCTACCCACTTTTCTTTAAACCATTTTGTAAGTCCACCACGAGGCTTTGCCATTACTTTTTCCCCATGCGGTACTTACCGCCTCGCTTCTTGTATTCCTTCACTAAGAAAGCATTTGCGTAAGCTGAAGGATATACCTTAAACTTTCTTTTTACTTGAGCTTTTACTGCTGCGTACAGGCGCTTGTTCGTCGGCACTGGTTTCTTCTTTGCTGTCTTTTTCCTCTTCCTTTTCACCGCCATGGAATATCTCATCTAGGGCTACAACCCAGCCGGAGGCATCTACTGCCTCTTTTTCTGTAGCAAACTTATGAAGTCTGCCTTCTTCGTCTCGCCAACACCATTGGCCGCGCTTTTCAAAGACCATGTTACTTGCCTCTCTTCTTAGGCTTCTTCTTCTTTGGTCGACCTACCTGTGAGCCGTATGTTCCTTTACCTTTTGGCATAGT